TTGTTGCGCTCTGGTAGGAAGATAAGGTCCTGGTCCTTGTCGTGATATCTAATCACTGAAAGATACGGACTGCCCTGCTGCGTGTAATCCCGCTTGAGGATTTGAGATGCGAACTCTGGATATTGAGCAGCAAGTGTCTCTGCATCTGTGGCAAGGACCTGGACGAGTGAGATGGTTCTACCGAATCTATCAATCTCTGGGTAGACACCAAATGGGTTGAGCAAGCGGATACGAGGACTATTGGACTCGTAATCCATCTCTACGATGCCTGGAAGCATACCGTAGGTGTTGAACCAGTCGGCTCCGGTGTACATCTGAATCTGTAGTTCGCTCGCTGAGACGTAGTAGTTAGCGATACGAGTGCGGGTATCTGCTGCCTTGCGAGCAGAGTCAGAGACCATATTGGTTGCAGCACAGTTGAAGGAAGGCAGTGGTGCCATAACTTCTGCGAGGTCACGAGCGGCGACGTCGATGAAGTTGGCGATAAGAGGCTTTGGGTATTCCTCAGAGAACATCGATGGGTAGACCTTGGAGATGTCTCCCTGACGTACGGAGAGAACATCGCGCATACGTTGATCTCTCGCTGAGTAGCGGGTCTGTAGGCGTGAGGCCTTAGCCGCTACTTCCTTCACTGTAAGCATTGCTCTCCTTAGATGAACTGACGCTCTTTTTGCTCAAAGAGGTCGTCCAGATTTACTACTACTCGCTTGGCCTTCTCTGCCCTACTCAAAAACGGATTCTTCATATGGTGGACGTTGTGCTGTCCGTTCTGGATAATCTCTCTTGCGCGGATCTCGCAGAACCAGAGGGCCATCACCATATCGGTCTTACCCTTTGTAGTAGGAGACCAAGTAATCAACTGCTCTATGAGCGCCTTGATATTTTCCGACTGATCCGAAGGAAGATGGATAAGATTATCTCGATGGTGTTTACCATCGCTCTGCTTCGTTCCAAACAGTGTGGACATACTGGCAACTCCGAAGCCTGCGTCCCACTTGTTGTTTCCTGTGTGGTGTTCACGGAGCAATACACCTCGCGTTGCTAGATACTGACGGATGCCTTCGTCTTGGGTAAGGAAGGACTGAAAGGCGTTACGCTCTACAATCCACTCGCTGGGCTTATAGAGGTCAGTCCACTCAAACATCAACTGGCGGATTTGAGCAGGTGTTGGTCCTGTAATCTTGACGGCATCAACGATGTAGCGCTTGTGCGTAGCCCTATCAATCGCGTAGCAGATTGCTGCTGTATCTCCGACCATTGCTGGGTCGAGACCACAGACAAAGTGGAAACCTTGGGTAGTCTTAGGATGTCCTGGGTATCCTGCAGTGAGCGCTCCATAGCGACGCATCTGGTCAATAGAGCCTTTGACACAGACAGGATCAAAAACAGCATTGTCAGAAATATCTTGCTGCTGATAGACCAAGGCCCAAGTAGAAGCGTCCATAGCCTGACGTTCGTTGTAGAGGTGACGACCATTCCATCGGGGATAGAGACCATCCTCGGTCTTGTCACTCTCCTCTTGTCCATCAAAGGGTTGGTCTGAATAAGGCCAGAGCGTGACCCACTGGTCTGGGTCCTCGTGGGGTTCTAATAGGGCTGGCATCGCTAGATAGGTCCAAGGGACCAAGCCGCCTGGGTATCTATCTGGGTTACGTAATTCTCGGTAGAGATCTACTGATGCAACTCGCGTACCTACAACAACCAACTTACCCGTTGGGTTGAGACGAGAGCGTACGTCCTGGGTGAGCCACTTGATCTGCCGCTCAAAGTCATTGGCGTTGGAAAGGGTCACTGCGTCATCTATGATAATCATATCGGCGCGTTTACCGTAAATCTGACCGCCGATACCGACGGCTTCTATGTTCGGGTCTTTCTCAGAGGACTCGCGGAGTTCTTCTCCGAAGGTAACGCGGGTCTGTTGCCAGGAAGCAGACTTGGTATTGAAGCCCACCCCTGCAGCGTAGGCCTGCTGGAGTTCTTCGTACATTGGGTGGGTAAGGCGCTGCTTGATAGCATAGAGGAAGTCCGCTGCCAAGCGCTGGGTCTGGGAAACTATGAGAACTCTAAAGTTCGGATTGTTGACAATCTTGTAGGTAACATAGTCCACCGTCACCGTCATCGACTTTGCGTGGTTCGGTGGGATGTTGATGAGGATACGGTTATTCGCCGTACCCCGCTCAAAGCGCATAGAGGGATGGAGCCAGCCTGGATCTCTGCCCTCGATCACGTCTATTAGGTTGCGCTGGTGGGGGAAAGTCTCAGATTTCAAAAAGCGGGAGCGCCAGCTCACGAAGTCTAGGTCAGCAACCTCAGACTCAGAGAAGTTCTTATTGATCGCGCCTAAGCGCGTCCGGTCTGATAGGGACTTGAACTTCGGGTCAGAACGGCGATAGTACTCATAGGTCTTGACTGACTTGCCTGCGACTCCGCAGGCCTGTTCTACTGTAAGGCCTTCGGCCAAACATTCTAGGATGACCTTCTTTGCTAGGTCAGCAGCTTGCTTATCGCCCATTAGATCTCTCTGGTAGGTAGTAGGCAGTAGATAGTTCTCTCCCTACTACAAGCGGTGCTAGGCACCGCACTAGCCCTAACGGGCTTTGACTCCCGAGCCGCCCTGGAGGGCGGTGCGAGGGGTAAATCCACTTAGTTCCTAGGGCCGCTCGTAGCGCCAGCGAAGCGGCCACTACGGAGTGAAACTAGGGCTGGGGTCGTTTCACTCCCCTACTATATATAAGGCGGGAAAAATACCCTATTTCCCGCTACTGTGATGAAGTTCACATATTGTTCACCTAAATATGTGGACGAATTAGGACATAGGGGGCGACAAATAGGTTCGACTTTAGTCGAGATATTTGGAGATGGTACACACGGGGGTCGCGTGCGTGTGTATAAGAGTGGGGTCTCCTTTCCGGCGGGCGTGATTCTGCCGGATGCGGGGCGAGAGGAGACCCGATAGGGGCGATGCGAGGGCTTTCAGTACCTCCGGCACTCTCTCGCGCCCGTGCCTCTTCCCTAATATCTCTTCCGGCTCTCCTAATAATCTCCCTCGATCCTTCTCCCTTCGATGTAACTCGATCACGCTCACGCTACGCGGGGCGGTATCTCCTCGAAGCCCATCGCCCGCCCCTCCTCTTCACCCTCCTAGTGATGTGATGGAAGACACACCCTCTAAGCGTTGCGCTATCGGGTAGAGTGTGGGATAGTCCTCCTATCGCAAGAGACACGCTCTAGCGAGTAGCACACTCGAACATATGTGCTAACGAACCGATAAGGGAGGGTCATTATGACTCGCAAGGACTACATCGCCACCGCTTCCATCCTCAACGCTCTAGGGCGCAAGATCGAAGCCCACACCATAGAGCGCAAGGCTTTCATCGAGGCGGTGGATCGCTTCTGCGATCTCTTCGCTCTCGATAATCCTCGCTTCGATGAGGACCGCTTCCGCGAAGCGGTAGACCGCGCCTAGAGTCTGCCTATCTCTCACCCCGTAAGGGGTGGGAGGTAGGGAGGTGCTAACGGTTAGCATCCCACTTACGGAAGGGTAAGGATATGGATACCAGTATCAAAGAGAAGACCATTACTAGCGTAACGGTGGAGGCTTCACGCTTCCGCGATCTCATCGCGGGTGCGCTCACTCACGCGGGTAAGGATGAGACCCTCGCTAGGCTTCACGGGGTATATCTAGGGCGGGAGGAGGGGAGAATAATCGCTATCGCTACCGATCGCTTTCGCCTCATCGAGGGTGCGATCGAGAGTGAAGGAGAAGGAGAATCTAAGCCCGTACGCCTAGCCTATGGCGATGCGAAGGCTATCGCCTCAGCTCTGGCTAAGGTGAAGAGGGAGAAGGCGACGGTGACGATCGCGGGCGATATCGTGAGCGTTACCGTGTCGGGATCGACCTACACCTATACCGCGCACCTCGACGATCTGCCTCCCTATAAGCACCTCCTACCTAATGAGGGGATGAAGCCGATCGACTTCCCTTATGTCTCTTTCAACCCCTCCTTCTTCGCCGATTATGGCAAGATCGTAGGGAAGAAGGGTCAGGTAATCGTGAGGCAATATAAGGCGGATCACGCTTATGAGATCGTACTGAATGGCGATCTGAATGGCGTGAGCTGGAAGGCTCTCCTTATGCCTATGAAGGTGCGCTCATAGCGTGATCTTTGCCTATCTCTCTAGGGTAGTGTGTTACTCTAGGGAGGTGGAGAGAGATCAAGGCGATCATCTCTAATCGAGAAGGGTAAGAATATGGAAGAGCAAGGCTTTCAAGGATGGTCTAATCGTGAGACTTGGTGCGCGAATCTCTGGATCGAGAATGAGCAAGGGTTGTCGGAGATCGTAGCTGATTACGCGAGGCAA